GCTGATGGATTCCAACGTGACTCGCGACGAACAATCTCATTTGCACATTCAAATCGTTTGAAATCAATTATCTTTGAATGTAAGTAAAGCTTGAGATGATCAGTTGTTGTTGTTGCTTTTGCTGGCGTAATCCCCATTACACAAAGCACGCCCACAAGCACCACACATCGCCTGCGAGCTATCCGCCTCAGCGGCTCGCCAGCGAGTGATGATGCTAGCAACGATGTCAAATAGGACGCAACATTGAGCGTGATCTTGGGCGTTGCGCACAGCCTGTGGATGAAGCCTGTGGATAACTTATTCATAAGCTCAGCTGATCAATCTTGGAATCATCAACGATCTTGATCCCAAATACACCACATCCCAAGCACGTGGCAAACCATTCATTTGTCGTCAGCTCTGAACCTTTTTTAAGTCCATGACGTTGCTTTGTCTTTCCATAAAGCTTCCCGCAGATTGAACAATCAAATTCCAGAATTGGCATATTGACTCCGTTTCAAATTCTCGATCGGTTGCAGATTGATCTGGCTTACCCAGTACGAGCCATCAGATGCCTTGTAACGTGGCTTCTTTGCCACACTGACTGGAATCCATCCGACGACGTAATATGTAGGCGATTCACCAACGACAAGGACAGCCACATCGGTATCACGATCATCGTCTGTGATAATCAAATGACCAGCCTTGTGACCAGTTTGTTTGACCTCGATGCCCAATGCCCCAAGCCATAGATCGGGTTCATTCTTGAACGTATCGACCGTCGGTGTGAAATCATCGATGCCGAAATAGCGTGCAGTGGCAATCTCAGCTCCAGCAGCTTCACTGTGAATCACGATGGCGTGATGAAAGTTGCCTTTGTTGCCTTTGAATTTGGGATTCGATCCATATCTGGATTCGCGTGCCAATCCCGTTGAAGCTGCGACGATCTCATCAGCTCGTGAAAGTCGTACCATGATCATCGGCAGCCACCGCAAAACCAAATGATCTTTTCGTTGCCATATCCCTTTTGATAGCCAAATGAGTCAAGCTTTGTGAGCTTTGAGCATTTGTCGCATTGCTCGACTTTGTATTCCTTGACGATCTCACCATTATGCAGCAGCTTTGCCAGCATGGTCTGAGGATTGATGATTTCCATATAGTCGCTCATAACTGTGGCTTCCAAGTCCCGTCGCTGGTAAATACGTACCAGACTGGATCGCATTGATTTGGCTTTCGCTCGACGCAGCTGTAATTGCCCCATGCTTTGCCAGTCTTAGCGGATACGCCTTCACGCCAAACTCGATGCCCATGAACGCACTGTGGAGCTTCTTTTAGCATTTCGCCGCCAAGCTGAGATGTGACTTCTTGGATCGCTCCGCCGATTGTCTGTGCCTTTTCAGCTGCCGTCAATTCGTCCTCAGATTTGAACGATGGCACGTCTCCGTGCTTGGTCGTCCAGTAGTCATATTCCTGCTTTGGATCGGCTGTGGCGACCTTTGTGGTCATCGTCTCGACCTGCTGCATCGTCTCGCGAGTTGCCTTCTCAGTTCCGCCCATGACCAAAGCCATGACGCGCATCAAAGCTGAAGTCACCGTGTCCTCGACGAACCAGCGTTTCATGTTTGCGTTGTAAGCTGCAAGATAGCCAAAAGCGTAATCAATGCCAGCTGGCTCGATCTCATTCTGGTCACGCCATGCTTTAGCTTGTACCAGAATCGATCCTTTGTCAGCATCAAAATTGACGATATGAGCTTCTAATCTGCCAAGCGGAAACGTGGCGATCCAGCGATCCGTGCGCTCCTTGTTGCCTTCGTAATTGTCCAAGAATCCCATTTATTTGACCGCCTTATTTGACGATGAAATATGGCGTGAAACGGCACGACCGCGGGTGAAGCCCACGCGCTCGCCTTCTTTGTATCCGACTGAATATGAAACCGCTGCCCATAGAATTGCAGCCAGCGTCATTGCCACGACGATTGATAGTTCATTCATTGTTTTGCTCCCGATTCAGGAAGCGACGGTCGCGCTCCCTGAAATAGAGCGTGACAGCAATAGGGGACAAATTCAAGATTCACGCCTAGTTTTCGGCGTGTCGATTGCCTATTTGTGGTCTTTTAAGTGGTCAATCATCAGCGATCGAATTTCACGCACATCGCTGCGAATTCCATCGGCGAAACCATTGCTCACTGGACGTGAGTTTTTTTCTGATTTTGCTGCGTAAATAGCTGCTATTGATGAAACCGTAGTCGCTGCAATTAGTCCGATCGCTGTGATTGCCTCAGTCATTTGACGCCGAAATCCTTATCTTTAGGGTTAAGCCATCGCAATATCACTGGCGCAACGGCAGCTGCTCCAGCGTAGGCAATAGTCTTTGGATCGGTAACACCCGCCATAAACACGGCAAGTGAAGCTGCTAGAAATGAGCGCAGCCATGAAGCTGCAAGAGCTTTGAAGTCTTTCATTGCTTTTCTCCTAGTCCTAAGCTTTCGATCAACGCAGCGGCTTTCGCTGGCGTTACGGCGATTTCAAAATGCATCTCATCTGGACGCGATCTGAAATCACCGCCCCAAATCATTCCGTACTTTTTAGCCAATGCACGAATCATCGGGACTTTTTCGTTTGGGAATGTCCCAGATTTGCCCAGCGGATGATCGACAGCATTGAGATCGACTGCCGTGCCAGAGCTGTGATTTGAAAGCTTGTCATTTGATCCTCGGACATTGCGGAAGCAATAACCCCAATCATCGAGTTTGCCTTTATTGATTGGCTCGATCAAATCATGGAAGTCTTTGCAAAAGGCAACGATCAAGGGTGCGACGGCTTTTGCACATCGCACCTTGACCCCCGTGTCCCCAATCACGAAGCTTTGAATTCCGATCTCCGATTGATCAGAGCTTGCGATCCAATTATTCTGTGACCGCAGCTGGCTCATTGAAGACAATCGGTGTGAATTGTTTTACGTCTGGGTTGAGATAACGTTGATAGTCCGAATTGTTTGTATCCATTGGAATCCATAAAATTGAACCATCTTCTTTGACGCATTTGATAACGCTGCCAAATTCGTCTTTAATTTCCTCGTAAGTAGTTTTCATTATAACTCCGCACTAAACTCAAGCCATGTAGTAGTGACTCCACGACTTCTTAATTGGACTGCATAACCTGTTGTGCCACTTGTTATTGCTGTATAAATAAAAGCACTATCAAGACCACTTCCGTCGCTTGAAAGTGTTGGCGCATTTGTGCCTCGACTTGAAGTTCCTTCTACTGTATCCCAATCACCGCTCGAACAAGCAAAAGACGGCGTGGTTCTCATTTGAGTACCAAAAGGAATAACAAAGCCTGCTTGAGTTGCTGAAACATTTTGACCAATAGCAAAACGTGTGTAAGCCTGTCCAGCATTTTTGCGTTGATAGTAACGCTGACAAGCTGCTAATTCAGCTTGGTATGTCGCAGCATTTGGAGAATATACCGAAGCCGATGACGCGATTTCCATTTGAACTCCAGTTATTTCAAAATAATCAGCCGCTCCAGCTGTGCCAGTCGGGTTGTATTCAAAATAGAAGCCCAATTCTGTCGTCGTGGATGGCACAGTCATCGAATAGGTAAATCGCTGCCATGTTGTTGTCAAAGTTGCAGATGTTGAAACCGTCGCGCTTCCTGTATAGCCACCATTTACATTTTGATCTGTGCCCGTACCTGTTGCAATATAAAGACCCAAAGCGTTACTTGTGGCTGAATAATTTGCTCCGCGGCGTGCATAGTATGAAAGAGTAATTGTTTTTCCAGCTAATTGCACAGCATTGACAGTATCCATGCTATAAGTCAGATAGATTGCTGTCGTTGCTGAATTTCCGCTATCGCGTGCGATACGGGCACAATATTGGACGAATGGAAGATTTGTGCTGTCAGAAGTAGCTTGACGAGATCCTGTGCATCCTGTTGCTGATCGAGTAATTTGGAATCTGTCTGCAAAGTAAGTCGGGACACCGCTTGGAATTGTAAAAGTCGTCCCGCGTTGCCAAACAGAAAAATTTGAATTCAAGATCACATTTTTTCCAGCAACGTTTGATGATCCGCCCGATGGTGTTGCCCAAGCTGGGACACCACCTGAAACGCTGAGCACCTGACCAGATGATCCAATTCCCAATCGCGTTACGGTTGATGATCCCGTGCCATAAATCAGATCGCCATTTGTCGTGACGGTTGATTTTGGAATTGCTGCGTTTGCCAAGTCATATGATGATTTCACGCTGTTTGGTGTTGCAGCTGTCGTCGTCGATGTGCTGGATGTCGAATCTGTCAGTTGAACCGCACCAGATTGGCTCGTCGATGCAGCTTGAATTCCGACGGTAATTGCACCAGATGTGCCGCCACCAGTCAGTGGTGATGTAGCTGTGACGCCAGTGATATCACCTTGATCATTTGCGATCCAAATGAAATCCATGTCGGTATTTGAATTCTTGGACAAGATTTGTCCCGTTGTGCCGCCTTTAAGATCAGCCATCGATGTATCCACCGCTTGACCAAAGACTTCAAAATCAGCTGGTAAATCCGTTACCAAATCGGTCGGCGTTGGCATCTGCCAGCCGAAGTTGCTCGTCGGATTGCTCATTTGTTCTCCTTATGCCACGACAAGGGCATCTGCCCAGTCAAGAGTCGGTGTGATGGTATTCCACTTTTCCAGTGACGATACCTGCTCCCATCGCAAAGCCTGCAAGCTGTAAGCAAGCGGCGAAAGCAAGATTGTCACCGAAATCGAATTGTACGCGGCTTTCCACGTCCAGCCTTCAACGAAACCCAGATAAGTACCAGCCGTCATATTTAGTGGCAAGTCTGAAATTCGCAGCGGCAAGCCCATGAATATATTTATGAGCGAATCTCGATCTGCATTGTCAAGTTCTGGATTTGTCAGCTCAAAAGTAATCTGTGAAAAATTAGCTTGCGGATATGCTCGCAGGCTCAAATAAAACGCGGCTTGCGCTTGGGCATCAGTTTGATTTTTCAAAGTCGTGCTGATGATTTGTGAGAGTCGTCCATACAAAGCCACCGATGCTGGATCAGAATCGACCACATTGCTTGACGAATTTGATCCGTAATTGAGTGAAATGACATTTCGGACGTCGCCTGCTCGTGTCGCCACTGACATTCCATTTGAAAGAGCTTGCGCAGCTGAGACGTCGGTGTATCCATTCGTCGCTAAATAAACGCTTCGATGCGTTGAATCTGCATATGAAATTCGACCGTATCCGTCCTCGTAAATATAACCGAGACCAGATGTGGCAAGAGCTGAAACCAGTGAATAAACGTCCGTAATGTTTGAGGTTCGAGCAGCAAGATCGTAATTGCCTGGCTGATCGATTTCGCCGAGTCCGACATTCTGAGCATTTGCCCAAGTCTCTGTCGGATCATAGGTTGCCCATGTCAGTGCGGCTGGTACTTCGCTCCAGTTATTCAAAAGCAAATCCTCTAGAATGACGGCGATTTGTGTGCCGTCGTGAGCTGATGCCAAAGCACCTTCAGTCAATGCTCTTGGAAGTCGAGACAAAGCCCCAAGAGCGATGATTGACACAGTTTGATTGATTCCGACCGATCCAGTTGCCGTGACTGAAATTTCAAAATCAACAATCGTGCCACCAAAGATCGGCACAAATGAAGCTGCTGAATCTTGCAATTCGATGGTGACTGAATCATTGATATTGAGATCGACGTTGCTTTGATCAAGATTGATCAGCTGAATATTGACGTACCCTGCGTTTGCTTGCTCGTAAATATTGACGCGACCCGATGTGATCGTCATATTGGCAAGCGCGTAATTGGTGAAAACTACGCCATCGATCGTGACTCGCCAGATTGGATTCCAGAGCGTCATACGGCAATCAGTGAATCAGCTCCACCGCCCCCGCCTCGGTAGTAGCTGTTGTTCATCGTTTCCACGATTGTGCGCGCTGTACCTTCTGGATCGATTGCCCCATTGACGTTGATCGTGATGCGTTCAGCTGTTGATTGACCACCAGTGGCAGATTCCCGAGCAGCCGCAGCAGCTTCACGCGCTGCACGCAATCTCTCGGTCTCAGCCTTTAATTGCTCACGACGTAAAATCGCCGCTTGCATTGCTGGTGAATACGCAGACAGTGGCGCGCCAGTGAAAGTATATGGATCAGCCCCAGGATTGAAAGCCGCGCCAGATGGTGCTGTCTGGAATCCAGAATCAGTCATGGTCGTTGATCCAGTATCGGTCGTCGCTGTCGCGTCAAAGCTGACTGATGCCTTCAATGATTTGTCATTTGAATCGCCAAAGAAAAATCGAGTGATTGGATTATCTGTTACCAATTTGACGAAAGATTTGATTTTTGTGACTGTGCTATCGATAAAACCGACTAGCTTTGAAAATCCTGTAACTAGACCAGAAACGACCAAAGCCACGGCGTTTAGTGCCAGCTTGAAAGCACCGCCCATCAATGGCGCAAGATCGTTTTTGATGAATGTCCAAAGCGACTTCAAAAATGCAATGAATGGCTTCAATTCCTCTGAGTTGTCAGAGATTGACTTTTTGATCGTATCAAAAGCCGATGACAATCCCTCGAGGATCGGCTTAACGATCGAACTGATCGCTGGCACGATTTCCTC